ACTCCGCGCATACTATCATCGGCGGGCATCAGCGAAAACATGTACTGGAAACTTCCGGCGTGAAAGAGGTTGAGTGCTGGATTCCAGACCGCGAGCTAACGGAGCGGGAAGTCGAGGAGCTTAACATCCGCCTGAACAAGAACACGGGTTCGTGGGACTTCGACACGCTGGCGAATGAATTTGAGCTTGACGATCTACTGGACTGGGGCTTCGACAAGGGCGAGCTTGACTTGGACTTATGGGCTGACGATGCGCCGGAGGACGTTGAGCCGCAGATTGACAAGGCGGAGGAGTTGCGCGAGAAGTGGGGCGTAGAAACAGGGCAACTGTGGCAACTTGGCGAGCATCGGCTGATATGCGGCGATTGTACCGACAAGGCGGTGGTTGAGCGGGTGATGGGGCAGGACAAAGCCGAGATGGTGTGGACTGACCCGCCTTATGGCGTGAGTTATGGCGACAAACTCGAAGCGTCTAACCCGATGGGCTATCGGGTTAGACAGATAGAAAATGATAGTCTCAAGCCTGAAGAACTGGAAGAGTTTATTCGGTCTTGTTTTAGGATATGCGCCGACTTCACAGTCGCGGGAGCGGCGATCTACTCAGCGTGCCCGGCGGGCACGCCGCTCCCGCGACTGATTGCCGCGTTCACCGACAGCGGCTTCGACTTCCGATGGGGGCTTGTGTGGGTAAAAGACCAGATTGTATTATCGCGCGCCGATTATCACTTCCAACACGAGAACATTCTTTATGGCTGGAAGCCTGACGGAGCGCACAATTGGACTGGCGACAGAAAGCAGTCAAGCGTGATGTTTGTTGACCGACCAAAACGGAGTGAAGAACATCCGACAATGAAACCTGTTGAGTTAGTTGAAATCATGCTCAAAAACAACTCAAACCGTGACGGCATTGTATTAGAGCCTTTTAGCGGAAGCGGAAGCACTCTCATCGCTTGCGAGCGGTTGGGGCGTAAGTGTCGGGCGGTCGAGATCAGTCCGGCTTACGTGGCTGTGGCGATCCAGAGGTGGGTGGATGTGACGGGTAAAGAGCCGGTGCTATTGAGCAATTGAGCAGATTAAAAGATGGCTGAAAAATATACTGCAAACCAGATGATAGAAGCGTTGCGCGAGAAGCACGGCAATTTGTCGGCTGCCGCGCGTTTCTTGGGTTGCAGCAGAAACACCATCGCGAGGTACATAGAACGCTATCCGACCCTGAAGTCGGTCTACGAAGAAGAGCGGGAAACGCTGATTGACTTTGCGGAGAACCAACTATTCCAGCAGGTGAAGGAAGGCAACATCACGGCGATCATCTTCACGCTCAAGACCATCGGCAAGTCACGCGGCTACGTTGAGCGGCAGGAGCTTAGCGGTCCGGACGGCAGTGGTGCTCTTGCCCACGGCGAGATCATCGCCGCTATACGGAGCTTAGCTGATGCGGATCAGTGAGTTCAGCCCCAAGCAGGGCGAGGTGCTGAAATTCATCTTTGCGCCTGAAGAGGTGCTGGTCGCTGATGGGTCGGTGCGGTCCGGTAAGACCATGAGCATGATTGTGGCTTACATCATATGGGCGATGGAGTACTTTGACCGTACGAACTTTATTATCGCTGGAAAGACGGTTACTTCCACCGAGCGCAATATCGTACGACCAGTGCAGGACGTTGAGGGGCTGCCTTATCGGCTTGAGTACAAGCGCTCAGACCGCAAGCTTATTGCCACTTGCGGGGCTAAAGAAAATTACTTCTACGTATTCGGCGGCAAGGACGAAGGCTCGTATCAGCTCATTCAGGGCTTGACCGCTGCCGGGGCGTTCTTTGACGAGGTGGCGTTGCAACCACAGTCCTTCGTAGACCAGGCCACCGCAAGAACCCTGACATTCGCTAACGCTAAGCTCTGGTTCAATTGCAACCCGGAATCCCCGAACCACTGGTTTTATCAAATGTACCTAAAAACGCCCCGGCCGGAGGCGAAATACCTGCACTTTCTCATGGCCGACAATCCGATTATGGGCGAGGTTGAGATTGAAAAGGCCAAGCGCATGTACTCCGGCGTATTTTATCAGCGCTATGTATTGGGTCAGTGGGTGCAAGCCGAGGGCTTGATCTTTCCGCAGTTTGCCGATAATCCGGATAACTGGCTGATTGACGAGCTGACCGATGAAGAGCGGAAGCAGCTGGCTTACATTACCTTCGGCGTGGACTATGGCGAGAGCACGTCGCACACAGTGTTCGTGGCATCCGGCATCTCACGCGGAGCGAAACGCCTCTACGCCCTGGCAGAGCATAAGCGGCAGAGTACTGGCGTTAGCCCTGATCAGATCGAGCGCGAGTTTGTGGCATTCGTGAGGGACGTGATGACGCTTTACCCTGGCGTGCGCCTGACTTACGCCTTTTGCGACCATCCCGAGACGATTACCAACGGCATTGACGCTGCCTTGCGCAAAGAGGGCATTCCAGTCAGGGCAATCACGGCGAAAAAAGAGGAAATCAATACCCGCATTTACGCGCAGGACAAAATGCTTAATCTGGGCATAATGAAGGTGTTGAAGCGGTGCCCGAACTTGGTACACAGCCTGAAAAATCAAGTCTGGAACCAAACAAAACAAGAAGACACCCGGTTGGATAACAATCCGGACGTTGCTGATGTGGCTGATGCCTGGGAATATTCCTGGGAAGCCTTTATTGACGAAATAGGAGTACGATAATGGACCATAAAAAAATTATTGGAGTGATCAAACAGCTAACCGGTAGGGATATCGTTGTTGCCAATGCTATGTACGAAAAGATCAACTCATGGCGGGATTGGCTGAATGGCGACGTTGACGGGTTTTATGAATATACAATGTCCGTTGACCTGGTGACCAACAAACAGGCAAAAATTACCCGTCACCGCACGGACATGTTCAAGCGGGCCTGCGAGGATTGGGCATCGTTGTTACTCAATGAGCTCACACGCTTCGAGTTGGATAATAAAGCAACCGAGCTATGGCTCCAGGGCGATGATGGCAATGGCGGTATCCTGGGGGATAACGACTTCCGACGGAATGCCAACGAACTCATTATGGTATCCCGTTGGGCTGGCACCGCGGCGTTTGAAGCTTATGTTGAAGATGGCACGGTGGTTGCTGACAGCGGGCAATTACTGAGCGGCAAGGATATCGGGATCAACTTTCTATCCGGTGATCAAATCATCCCTATCAGTCACCGCAATGGAATTATCAAAGAAGTCGCGTTTGTATCTGAGAAAATAATCGACGAAACAAAAAAACATCACGCTGTGAGTATGCATGTTCTCGAAGGTGGGCTTTACACAATTTGGTACTTCACGATCGATGAAAACGGCAAGGTAATTGGTGAACCTGTCGTTGTCCGCACTGGCAGTTCCATTCCATGGTTTTCAGTAATCAGAAAAGCCGGTTACAACCGCTATGATCCTGCGGGTCCATTTGGGTGCGGCATTCTTGACGGCAACGAGGACATTCTCAAGGGTTTGGATACTGCCTTCGATAACTTCATCACTGACTTTGTTTTGGGCCGCAAAATGGTATTTATGAACTCCACCTTATTTGCCCAGGATGATAAGGGACAGTTCATCGCCCCACAGATGATGGGAACGCAGTTGTTCATCAACGTGGGGGATCGTCTGAAGTCCGACAAGTCAATGCTGGAAGAATATAACCCCCAATTGCGGGTCGAGGAAAATGCAAATGGGGTCCAGCGGATGTTGGATATTTTCTCATTCAAGATCGGTCTTGGCAAAGGTTTTTACAAACTCGACGAAGACGGAATGGTAAAGACTGCTACTGAGTATACAGGGTCAAAGCAGGGTCTGATCCGCAACATATCCCGTGAGATGATCGGCATACAAGCGGCCTTGAAACAGCTCATTGAAGCGGTGTTGTGGATTGGGGAAAATGTGCTCCATGCTCCAGGCGCAAAGTTTGAAGATGATGTACGTGTGGTAGCGGACGATTCCTACATCACCGATGAATATACTGAGCGCAAGGTGTGGCAGGAAGAAGTCGCACAAGGGCTGCGG